AAAGCCATCACTCTTATGGCTATCATTAAACACTATTAAATTACTCATCCTCTGTCTCCTTACCACAAGATTAAATGGTTAATAGATATTATCATTGATAGTATTATACCAACGATGCATGTAAAGATCAAGGTATAAAATAATTTATTTATCATTAAGATTTTTTCCTATCTTTTCAAGCCGATAGATTTCTTCTAACATATCTACCTGTTTAGCAAGACGGTTAAGCTCATGCTCTGTGTCCACTAGTCCACGCTTGAAGTTAAAGAAACTAAACTCCACATTGTTAAATGCCTGGAGCATAGCCTGTTGGAACTGTTGCTTGGCATGTGTCTTAGCTTCAAGTGGTGGGTATTTAGATAGATTTTTTAATGACTCTAATTTAGTTAGTATTGTCTCCGCATATGTCATAGTATCTTTACGTAGTTTACCTAGCCTAAAGTCCGTAGCATAACACGCTCGTCTTGAACTAGTTTTATTAAAGATACCAATCAATACGCCACACGATACAAAAGGATACATACGTGCAAGATTAAGAAAGTTTCTATACTGTTTGTATCCTCTTTGGTCCCAGTAGTTAGCAAAATCCCATCCCTTCCAGTTACGTTGGTTGGTATTAAGTCTGATCATACCTGTCCAATCTGTAGGTACTTCCATTACATAGAAAGGCAGGTTCAATTCTTTGTGGGCAATGTAGGTATGCTGCCCATCGTGAATGAAACCCTTCTTGTCTACTCGAATAGGATTGTACTCTGTAATACTACCCATCTCTGTAATAGATTCCTTAATCTTATTAAGGTGATCCTTGAGAGGTGATCGCTGACCCTTGAGTGGCTTGAAAGAATTATACTGTGGATCAGATGGATTTACTTTAAATACTTCACTAGTCTTTTCAAGGTTCTTAAACATGGTCTTAGTCCTTTGGTTGGTTAATACGTACTACTAGTATGTCTTGCTCATTATCATCGTCATAGATACCTTCTATGACAACACCACCAGCAAACTCCGCACCTATCTTGGTATTGTCATAGGTCTGAGTGTCCACTGGAATTCCAATGTATTTATATTCCATAGCATATTCCTTTACACCTGTGCCATTACATAAGGTACACTCTACCCACTTGGCTGATGGGTAGGGTGCTGTTGATCGCATACCATAGTAACAACTACAGTATTCAAGTATTCTTTTCATCTCTTTTCTTTAACTCTTCATAAGCTTCTTCAAAAGATTTAGCTGTGCCTGTCATTTTAAATAATCCATATGTAATTTAGAAACATGATTAGCATCACGGTATGTATTGGGATACTTCTCTGCTATTAAATTGCACCAGCTATCCCATAGTGATTGAGTACCGCCTAATTCCTCACAAGTTTTTACGTATAGCTTTGCTTTCTTTAGAGCGGTAGCATAGCTAGTCTTACCTAGTTTAAATGTATTCTCTGATAGTCCAAACCGTTTAAGATTGTGAACATCTAGACATGCTACCTTGCCTATACATAACTGTAGTATAAATCCAGACTTAGCTATTTGTATTCCAGGTATTGAAGATAACATTAATATTTTATCCTCTAATGGTAGCTTACCATAGACTACATCGTATAGTTCTTGTTTGTTTTCTAGTATGTATTCCCATCCTTTACGTTTACTTGCAAAGAAAAACTTAGAGTCTAAGCCATTGGCTCTAACATCTTGCATTTGTCTGCCAACAGTAGACCATTGTTGCATGATAGATAGTAATACCATCAAGCACACTTGACTAAAGTTATCAGGTGATTGTTTGGCAAACCTAGCAATTTGTCTTTGATGTGTTGCGTACATTTATTTCATCCAATTCTGTTATGTTTACAAACATTAAATGTTCATGCGTCTCATAAGCTTTTAAGTGGGCTTCAAATTCATTATCAGCATGAACAAGTACATTATCAGGGTAGAGTATACCTATTGCTCCGATACGTCTACCTTTTTTCCACGATACTTTATAGGTTTTCATTTATTTTACTCCATCTATGGTAGTGGTAAATCTAAACCAGCATCATCCAACACCCATATTAAAAATCTTTTAGGTGGTTTATCTGTATTCATTATATACTTTACATACCTATCCCATTCGCCATTGTCAATACCTAACAGCTTAGACATGCGCCTAAGTTCAAATGCTAAGTATCGCCTACGTTCTGCATTGGTTACAAACATTTCATTTCCTTTTCAAAGTGAAAAATGCCCATGCAACTATGCACAGGCACACAAATGCCGCAACCAAATAGATTGAGGCTAGTATTATTCCTATCATTTAAACACTGATCGAATTGACATTGCTACACATTGAGTGCCTATTACTAGACCTAGTAAGTATATCCATCCTACATAATGGAATGTATGGTCTAGACTATAGATAGTTAAAGTTGTGCCAAGTATGGCGGTAACTATTGGTAGTATACGTTCTAACATTGGTAGTTTCTCCATTTAGTTGTGGGTATAAATTGCTGCCGCCTTTAATTTTCTCCCAAATGGGTTAGCAGTCGCAGGTCTGCTTTATCAGATTATCAATCTGCCGTGCCTACTTGGGCTGGCATCGGACTCTACCAGCTTGCACCCTGCCACTGCTTCCACATAGACATAGTAGGAGGGATACCATGCCGCTTTTTACGTGGTTAATTGGGAGAGGGAAGGGAGTCAAACCCTTCGCTAGATTGTCTGTTCAATCTCAGTATAAAAATCAGATTTATACTGTTCGCCCGTCCGGCCTCTCATATGTTCTTGTCGATACAATCAAAATGGTAGGGGGCCAGTATTGACCCCCTATTTAAATTAGCTGATAACTATTTCAGCGTTCAAGCGACTATTGAAAGCTTCAATGTCACCTTTTACTTCCCGCCCTTCCTCAATTGCTTTGTCTACTTGCGCTTGCGCTGCTTTTTGCAATTTTGCAAAGTCTAACAGCTTATCAAGGTCTAAAGCTTTGACGGGTTTCTCTTTGGTGAATTCATACCATGCAATCGCCATCGCATCTTGAATGAGATATTGACGCTTGCCTTTCTTAAAAGCTTGGTCTTTTTCTTTCCAGTTTTGGGGCGTGAAAGCTTCGATATATGCAATCATGCCTTGCTTTCTGGTAGAGTTGGGCATGGCATTTACCAAGCGAGTGAGTTTGGTATTGTCGCCATACTGTTCTGCATGGTGCATTGCTGACACTGCAACCACTTGTGACTTGGCATTAAATGTTTTACCCATCCTACGGATAGCGTTAATGCCATTGTCGATTTCTTTAGCGTTAAGAAGATTTTCCATAATGATATCCTTTTGATAATTGGTTGATTGTATCAATAAGAACATAAGGAGAACAAACGCTTGAATACGCCAAACGGTCCACCGTCACCACGTCACAAGGCCGTGGGTAGGTTTCGGGTTTTGCAATTCAAGACTGACATTGTTAATCTGTTTTCGGAATTTCAACCGTGGGTGATCAACCCCACACTATATTACCGCCTAGTATTTGGCGGGCATGCTTACTCTGGTGGCATACTACCATGTTGCCTAGTGCAACTCCCCATTACCAAAATCATGGGTGACGGCTGGCCCCGCCTTAAGTATCTGGCTTCGGTTATGTCCCCCAATCGCCTTGGCTCATGGGCTATGTCCCCGAAACGGTCCAGAAAACTGAGACCAGCTAACCGCCAAGCACGCTCATGGAATTAACCCATCCGGCGGTATCGAACGACTTAGCGGTTGCCCCAATTGGGTATCTCTGCATTCGATGATCTAAACCTAGCACAAGGTTGAATTGGGATCAATAGAAAAGTGAATGTTAGTTTTGCATACCTGCCATGCGTTAAATGCATAGCTATTATATATATATAATGTATAGGGCAATATGGGGAGAACAGACAAGGAACGAATGTAGTACGTTTGCGAACTCTGCTGTCCAGGTAGAAATATAGCTTTTTTAAAGATTGCTCTCCACGGGCCTTAAAATGCCTCCTGGGGCTGTCAAGCATAAAATGACCTAAAAACACCAAATAATTGAATGATGATGCAAATATGTCACACTATCATCATGTACACTATAATAACATCATAGACATACTACACAATTAATTTGTAGAATAGATATAAACTACACAAAAACCAATACTTTGCAGGGATTGCATAGGTCCAGCATGGTGTACAATATCGGCATTATACAAGCGAGATGGATGAAATAAATAGTATCACACAAGAATTATGTAGAATGTAAGGTATTCCCCACAAGAATTGTGTAGAATATAGAGGTATTACATAGACCCCCCGTACAAAAAAATTGCCCATGTGTATTATATATATATAACACTCTCGAATATTTAGAAAAATAACAGACCCTATCATCAATAACCATAGGTGTGACATAATTACCACATCGGCCCTACTATTTAGTTACTATGATATATTTTTTATATATATTTATAATATACCTATTGTGGAACTTACTAATAAGTGTTATAATAGTACTATGGAAAACTTAAATAGTAATCTACAGAGTAACTACATAGAGTCTTACATCAATCTTGAAGCCTTGTTGTCTCAACAGATAGAGCTACAATGTAATGATGACTTCTTATCCTTTGTACGTTTGGTCGCCCCTACTATTGTGTCTGACTTTAAGATGGGAAGACATATAGAAATAATATCAAACAAACTACAACAGGTAGAAAATGGTGAGATAAAAAGACTGATGGTCTTCCTACCACCACGTTCATCAAAGTCTGTTGTCTGTTCCAAACTATTCCCTGCATGGTACATAGGTAGAAACCCCAAACACGAACTATTAACTATATCACATAGTGATCAGCTTGCCAGTGACTTTGGTAGGTCCGTCAGAGATATTGTTAATATGGAAATGTTTCAAAAGGTATTTCGTGGTGTGGCACTTCGTAGTGATGTACGAGCAGCAGGTAAGTGGAAGACAAACCATGAAGGAACATACTATGCGGCTGGTGTTAGATCACAGATAGCAGGACGAGGAGCGCATGTAGCAATCCTAGATGATGCAATGTCTGAAGAAGATGCAATCTCCAGTGCAGGTAGAAGGTTTATCAAGGAGTGGTATCCTGCTGGTTTAAGAACACGTATCATGCCTAATGGAGCTATTGTCATAATCAATACCAGATACCACTATGATGATCTGTGTGGATGGCTACTAAAGCAACAAGAGAACATGCCAGACTATGAGACAATACCGTGGGATGTAGTTAAGATACCTGCATGGCTTGATGATGATGCATCAGAACTACTGGACTTACCTGTAGGGTCTAGCTATTTCCCTGA